GAGGAAGACGACGAAGAGGCAGGTCATGACCTTACCTTATGGGTCTACGCAGTATTCGTGTCGCGGATACACTGAAGAGTGGCTGATGGAACAACTCGCTGTAGGACACACTGTCCCGTGGCCTGACGATCAGACATTCGCCGCGACCCAGTACATGTCCACACTGATCTGGAACGCGATCTCGGCTGTCGTTGTTGCTGCGCGTGCTGCAATGGACTGGCTGCAGTCGTGTGCCAAGGTCGTCGCGAAGGAGCAGCTTCCTGTGTACTGGCAGACGCCGTCAGGCTTCCCTGTCATGCAGGTGTACAACAACACAAGCTCCCGTCGTATCAAGACCAAGCTGGGAGACACCATCGTCAAGCTCTCACTGGCGGCTGAAGACGTCACCATCGACCGGCGGCGTATGTCCAACGCGATCTCGCCCAACTTCGTGCATTCCCTCGACGCGACACACCTCGTCATGTCAACGGACCTCGCAGCCACCAACGGGATCGCCGCCTTCGCCGCCATTCATGACAGTTTTGGTACACATGCAGCGAACACCAACATGCTCGCCGCCTGTTTGCGTGAGGCCTTTGTGGCCTTGTACGATGGCACTGACATCCTCGAGGACTTCCGTCAGCAGATACTTCTGCAGGTGGACCCAAAGAACGTCGGTGATATCAACCCTGTCCCACCCAAGGGTGACCTCGATATCACTGTTGTCCGCGACAGTGACTTCTTCTTTGCCTGATCCTATGCAAGGTGGCATTGTACCCTATTAGGTGCCACCATTGCTCTGAACAAACTCAACGCCCCCTCTGGTTAATCCTAGCGGGGGCTTTTGCATTTCACATTCCGACATCTGGAAAGAGATCAACATGATAAACGTAGACACATTCGACTTCAAAGGTTTCACCCTCCGCACCATCGCCATCGACGGGGCCGCTTGGTTCGTAGCAGCCGACGTCTGTAAGGCACTGGGCCTGCGCAATGTGACGATGGCCTTGTCCACTGCCCAAAACATCAAGAACTCTGAAGTTAGAAACCACCGCATCACAGGCACCGTAGGCCGCGCCAATAAGATCGTCAGCGAAAGCGGCCTGTACAAGGTGCTGTTCCAGAGCCGCAAACCAGAGGCCCGTGAGTTCCAAGACTGGGTGACACATGCTGTCCTCCCCGCGATCCGCAAGGACGGCGGCTATGTCCTCGACGAAGAGAAGGTGGAGACCGAAGAGGACGTCATGGCACTCTCCCTCCGTGCGATGGAAATGCTCCGCAAGAAGCTCGACGACAAGACCAAGGAGTTGGGTATCGTCTCCGACATGATCACCACAGTGCAGCGCACACTCTCGCACGTCTGTCGCCAACTCGAAGGCGTCAACACTATGGCGACGAAGCGTGACCTCACGTCCCTCGGCTACCTCTACAAACTGAACGGGCGCAACGCACAGTACCGTGTACGCAGCCGCTACCGGCACCTGTTCCAAGAGCGTATCAGCATTCACGCTGGACGGAACCAGTGCGAGATCACAGTGACTGCGGCAGGGCTGAAGAAGCTGGCTGCGCTCCGTGCCAGTGGGAGCCTCACCATGAAGAAGGGGTACACACTCCCTGACCAGCCAGCCCAAGGGTCTCTCACCCTAAACTGACCACAGCGGCTCGCCCGGTCACCCTATTAGGTGCCACCATTGCTCTGAACAAACTCAACGCCCCCTCTGGTTAATTCCGGTGGGGGCTTTTTGCATTCCGACATCTGGAAAGAGATCAACATGAAATACACAATCGAACAAGCACCTGAAGGCGGGTGGGTTTTGTCCCAAACCGCTGGCCCGTTCACGTCCGAAAACATGGTACGCGCTTCGGACACCTTGGAAGGGGCGCTGGCTTCCCTTCTCCCAACGCCGCAGCCTGTATCAGCCACAAGCCCATACCGCGTCGCGCTGGCAGACATGGCCTACAACGTGGTCCAAGTCGCTTCAAAAGTGGAACACATCCGCACAATCGCCAGCATCAAAGCAATCCGCGCCGCAACAGGCGCAGGCCTGAAGGAAAGCAAGGACGCTTTCGAGTATGCCAAGAAGTGCCGGGAAGTTCGCGACCAAAGCGAGGAAGCGGGCCGGTGGTGAGTGCTTTCAACAACGACCTGATGAACATGGCCCCAGTCAAGGACAGCGCGGTGGCCACAATGCGGGTCATCGACGCCGTCCAAGACCTGCCGCCACACTTGCAGGTCATCGCCCTGACAGCCTCCTTCAAACTGCTGATCGACCGCTACGGCATCGACGCACAGGACGCTTTCACAGTCACCGACAACATCATGAACGCAGCCGCAGGCACTCGCCCTGAGTTCGCCGCTGTCCGCATGTATCTGGAGAATGAGCTTTGAAATTCCCGAGTACCCGACGCCTGCAACTGGGCCGCATCATCCGATCAGCGAAGGCCTCGATCCTCGCTGGCAACCCAATCCCTCTGAACATCTATGCCGCACTCGACAGTGCTGGCGTTGACATCAATGAACTTGAAAGGAACACCCGCAATGGCGCGTGATCAACTGACAACCCCCAAAGGCGTTTTCAAATACTGCTACGTCAACACCCCCGACGTCAAAGGTGCCGAGCGCTTTGGCGGTGAACCGAAGTACAAGACCACCATTGTGATCGACGGTGATGATCCTAAGTGGCCTGCGCTGAAGCGTGAGATCGACAAGCGGGCAGCGGAAGCGTTGGCGGCAGGTGTCGAGGCGATGGAAGATGCTCCGGTGAAGACCAAGGCCGCATGGAAAAAGCGGAAGATCACCGAGCCAGAACTGAACGATCCGTATTCGGATGAACTGGACGAGAACGGTGAGCCAACAGGCCGCATCGAAATGGCGTTCAAGACCAACGCCGAGTTCAAGGATCGCAAGACTGGTGTCGTCACCAAACGCACTGTCCCGTTCCGCGATGGCAAGGGTCAGGTGATCCCCACGAAGAAACGTCCGCTGGTCTATGGTGGCACGGAAGGCCGGGTCGCATTCGCAACCAGCAACGTGTTCATTCCCAAAGACGCTGCAGTGTTCCTTGGTCTGTACCTGAATGAAATCCAGATCAGCAAGCTGGCAACCGCAGGCTCTGGTTCCGATCCGTTCGGTGCGGATGAAGACAGTGACTTCGACGCGGATGAACTGGAAGAGTACGAAGGCAACGTCCACGGCGAGGTTTTGCCGATGTGCGTTGCCGATCTTGATGATGATCTGGGCGACGACATCGACGACGACGACATCCCGTTCTGATCCTTCAGGACACTCATGACATCTGGGGGGTAGCTTATGCTGCTCCCCTTTTTCGTTTGAAGAAGAACCCCAATGAACAAAACCAAACTGACCCCACGCCAGCGAGCGATTGCTGCAGGGTATCGTTCTGGGTTGGAGCAGAAGGTCGCCGCTGAGTACGCTGCGCTCAGTATTCCTGTGCAGTATGAAGAAGACCTCATCAGGTACAACGTCCCGGGACGTGGTGCCCGGTACACACCTGACTTCGTCCAGCCTAACGGCATCATCGTCGAAACCAAAGGACGCTTCGAGACCGCAGACCGGCAGAAGCATATTCTCATCAAAGGGCAACACCCTGACCTCGACATCAGGTTCGTGTTCTCCAACCCCCAATCACGTATCTCCAAGACCTCGCAGACCACCTATGCAATGTGGTGCGACAAGCACGGCTTCCTATACGCAGCCCGAAGTGTCCCGCAATCGTGGGTGTATGAACCTACCAACCCAAGGTCCATCGATGCGCTGCAGAAAGCAGGCCTGAAATGAACATCCAATTCCCCGAGGTGTCTCGCAAGTACGACCACCTCATCATCCACTGTGCAGCCACCAAAGCCTCCATGACAGACGTCGATGCTCTATGGGTAGATCGCGTCCATCGCCGGAAGGGTTGGTCAGGCTGTGGGTACAACGCTGTGATCCCCCGCGACGGGACACTTGAGCACCAGCCAACAGGCCACCGGACACGTCCATACCACCGCACAGGTGCCCACGTCGGCGGCTGTGGCGAAGGGTGGAATGAACGAAGCCTCGGCCTGTGCCTCGCTGGAGGTGTTGCGGAGGACGGCACCACGCCAGAGGACAACTTCACCGTCGCACAACTCACGACGATGATCGATTACATCTTCGCAGCCGTGGACTGGTTCGGCATCCCCATCGAGAACGTGATAGGTCACCGCGACCTCATCAAGCAGACCGGCGCAGCCCCTAAAGCTTGTCCCTGTTTCTCCGTCCGCGAGAAGCTGTACAGAGGGTCTGACGACAAGGACTTCAACCCGGCACCTTGGGCTTACTCCCTCGCACGGGGGGACAAGACCCTCCGCGTTGGAAAATACCACACAGTGGCCAAAGGCGAAACCCTCTGGCGCATCTCAACAACCTTGGGTGTACCTTTGGAAACCATCAGAGACCTCAACGGTGGGTTGTCCGACAACGTCATCACGCCGGGGCAGAAGCTGCGTCTCCGGTAGTTAGGTGCCACCATTGCTCTGAACAAACTCAACGCCCCCTCTGGTTAATTCCGGTGGGGGCTTTTTGCATTTCACATTCCGACATCTGGAAAGAAAACACATGACACACACAGTAACCTTTCAAGACTGCATCACCGAAGCAGCCTCAATCACCTTCGAGGACGACACCTGCATGAACGATGGGGTGCGTGTCGACTCTGACGCTCGCGACGGTTCGACCTTGGACCTGAACACCGCGCAGGTGCGTCACCTGATCACAGCGCTGCAGGCCATGCTGGAACGACAGAACCCCAGCGAGAAGCCTGCGAAGAAGAAGAAGAAGCACACACGTCGCGGCTTTGGGTACAGCTACCTGTCCCAGCAGGCCCAGACGGTCTACCAGCATATGTCCCGCGCTGGATCGATCTCCGCTCGTGAAGCGATGGACGACCACGGCATGACTTCAGCCGCTCTGACACGTCGCATCTGTGACCTCGAAGAGGCTGGGTATGGCATCCTGCGCGTCTCCAAAGTCCACCCGATCACAGCGAAGCGGTACACACGGTACTCCCTGACCGCCCAGAAGCCTGCTTCCTGATGGCTGCAGAGGACGAGTCCGAGTTCCTTGAGCACACCGCATGCGGAACATGTGGCTCGTCCGATGCCAACAGTCTCTACACGGACGGCCACCAGTATTGTCACAAGTGCTCTGCCTACGTGCATGCCACCGGCGACGACACCCCCCGACCAGAAAGGAAGCGTATGTCAGAAGACCTGATACCACGTGGCGAATACACAGCCATCACTGCGCGGGGCCTCACTGAGGAAACCTGCCGCAAGTACGACTACAGCGTTTCCACCCTACGGGGAAAGAAGTGCCACGTCGCCACGTATCACGTCCCAGAAGGTGGGGCAGTGGCCCAGCACATACGCCTGAGGGGCAAAGAGTTCCCTTGGATCGGCAACCAGAAAGCCTCAGGTCTCTTCGGCCAACAGGCAATGCGCGACGGGGCGACCAAGCTGATCATCACTGAGGGTGAGATCGACGCCATGTCCGTGTGGCAGATCATCAACTCCAGCCGCAATCGGTGGGCTGTGGTGTCCGTCAAGCGTGGTGCCGGTGGTGCCAAGAAGGATGTCGCCGAGCAGCTTGCATGGTGTGAGACTGCTGACGAAGTCATCCTGATGTTGGACATGGACGAGGACGGCATGGCTGCGGCAACTGAGTGTGCCCGCCTGTTCCGGCACGGCAAGGCCAAGATCGCCTCGCTGCCTCTCAAAGACCCTAACGAAATGCTGATGGCAGGACGCGGGGCCGAGATCATCGACGCGATCTTCGGTGCCAAAGAGTACCGCCCTGAGAACCTCGTGCGTCTCTCCAGTCTACGTGAACGCATCATGGCCGACCCTGTTGTTGGGATGCCGTGGTGGCATGAGGGTCTGACCAAGGTAACATACGGACGCCGCCTCGGGGAGCTTGACGCCCTCGGCGCTGGCACAGGCGTAGGCAAGACCGACTACATCACCCAGCAGATCGACTTCGACGTCGCTGTGTTGGACTTGAGTGTCGGTGTGATCATGCTTGAGCAGCAGCCTGAAGAGACAGGACGCCGTCTGGCGGGCAAGAACGTGGGCCGCAAGTTCCACATCCCACCGGACAGTGAAGACAACCAGTGGACACCTGAGGAACTCTCAGGCGCTCTGGATACCCTTGAGAAGAACGACCGTGTCGCACTCTACGACCACTTCGGAAGTGCTGAGTATGACAAGATCGAGGACTTCATTCGGTTCCTGTACCACTCTGAAGGCACGACGATCTTCTACCTCGACCACCTGACAGCCCTCGCTGCAGCCGAGGCGGATGAACGTAAAGCTCTGGAAGAGATCATGGCCCGCTTGGGTGGTCTCGTGAAGGAACTGAACATCTGGGTAATGATCATCAGCCACCTAACAACCCCTGAAGGCAAGTCCCACGAAGAAGGTGGTCGCGTCATGATCCGGCACTTCAAAGGATCACGTGCGATTGGCTACTGGTGCCACCACATGTTCGGCCTCGAACGTGACCAGCAGGCTGAAGACGAGGAAGTCAGGACCACGACAATCCTGCGCTGCCTCAAGGACCGGGTGACTGGTCAGTCCACAGGCAAGACATTTGCCCTCGGATACGACCACGCAACCGGACGCCTCATCGAAAAAGCATGGGGGTCAGACGCAGACAACCCATTCGCCGACGAAGGCGTCTCCCCCTTTTGACCGCAGCAATGCAGATTGGTAGTGCTAATGTTTGAGCTTGTAGCTGACATCGAGAGTGATGGCCTCATCGACCAGATGACCACCATACACTCCCTGTGTTTCATTGACGTGGCGACAGGGGAACAATGGTCCTGCACCGACCACCCCTTTGTCCATCCTGAGGGCTTCACTGTGTTGTCTATCGATGAGGGCCTCAAGCTCCTTCTGACAGCCGACACGATGACCTTCCACAACGGGATCAAGTTCGACGTTCCCGCAATTCAAAAGATCAAGCCGTGGTTCAAGCCCCGGCGTGATCAAGTGCTCGACACTCTGATCCTATCTCGCCTCATCTGGCCTGAGATCAAGGAGCAGGACTTTGCACTGCGGCGGCATCTCAAGAAGAAAGCTGTGGGGCCGTACAAGGCGGCGGTGGCTGCGTGGCATGAGTTCAC